TTAGGTTGCAGGATGACTCAGATGGCGAAGGCGCATATATAGCCAAGTGGGATTATTCCAAGCCAATCCCTGAAGGGCTTACACTAGGCAAGCCCTCAGCATAATCTTGAGGGATTGTGCTAAATAATTAATATGCCTAAATTATGCGCAGCAGGAATTCAACTTCGGGAGCAAATCGATGACGATTATCCTGATCGCGATAGGAAGTCTGATGGCTGGATTGCTGATGCTAGGCATCTTGCAAAAGGCACTTCTGACCATATACCAGACGCTAAATCAGGAATTGTTAGAGCTTTAGATATTGATGCTGACTTATCAGCTCACAAAGAAGAGGCTTACGCGCTAGTTGAGAAGATTCGCAAATTAGCCAAGAAAGGCGATAAGCGAATTGCTTACATTATTTTTGATGGAAAGATTATGAGTCCGATACTGGGATGGAAACGCAGAACTTATAAAGGCGCTAACCCTCACCGATCGCATTTTCATATTTCATTTACAACTTTGGGAGACAAAGATGGCAGTTATTTTAACCTCGAAGGAGAAGCTAATGAGCGACTTAAAGAAGATGGCAGAGAGCTGGGCCAAGACATTCCTAGCAACGGCACTAGCGACTTATCTAGCAGTCGGCCTAGATGTCGATGCAATTGCCAATGCAGCTCTCGTATCAGTCTTGCCTAGCATCATCAATTGGCTAAACCCTAACTACGAGCGCTACGGCAGAGTCAAGTAATGCCAGCACCTGAGCTTGCAACCTTAGTTGCCTCAGTATTGGGATCTATTGCTCTACTGATTGCTGGCCTTCGCTACATAATCAAATTGGAGAATATTCCAATAGTGTCGCGCCTTGATAAAATGGAGTCTCAGCTAGAATTGGCCCTAGCGAAAGGGGTCAGAAATGGCAACGCGAAAGCGCGTAAGTAAGAAGCCAGTCAAGCGTCCAAAGAGACGCAGGACTACTAAAGAAACCCCATTAACAAAGCTTGATTTCTGGGCTATTGCTGCCAATGAAGTTTATAAAGCTTGCCGTAGAGCTGGGATGGATGAAGGAACTGCACTTGCCTTTGCTATGGATCGTAGTTCTTATCCCGATTGGATAGTCCCTGCCGATGACCCAATTAAGAAGATTGGTTGGGAAGATGGAGAAGAGGACAACTAATCTACTTCCGAGAGGTTGAGCTCTTTGAGGCTCTCAAGTCGCTTTATCCAGACTTGACGCCCCTATCAGCGACCGACCGAGCAGATGGCATTACCCACAATTCCTATATTGAGCTCAAATGCCGTAGGACTCATTATGATACTTTGATGATTGAGAAGAAGAAGTGGGATTATCTGGCCGATATAAGGGCTAGAACGGGCGCTAAGACCCTTTATATCAATTCAACCCCTCACGGGGTCTATCAGTTTGATTTAGGGGCTCTAATCGAGCCTGAGTGGGCTTTGAAGCGGTTGCCTATAACTACTGACTTCGGCAACAAAGCCACCAATGAGCGACTTGCTGGCTTTTTAGATATACGACTCGCCGACTTATTGCTGGTCTAAATAGATTTAATCAAATACATTTAGCCCGTTAATCCATTTACGGATTACAGAACGGGAGCAAAATGGTAAATAAAGTAGCTCTTATTCGATTTGACTCGCAAGCTGGTGCTTGGACTGATGAGACAAATTGGGTTAAGGGATCAATAATCAGACGATTCGCTAAAGAGCGGATGGGTAAGAAGCAGCTGAGAGGCCGTTTATCTAAGGCTGAAATCTCTGCATATTGGCTGGATAAATATGGGGTGAGCGCAGATGTTTCCTAATTTATCTGATGAAGCAGTAGTAGGAATAATCATTGGAGTTCCATTTATCGGCCTTTATATCTGGAGTTTATTTACTTCAGCCAAAGCCAAAGCTTTTAATGAAGGCTATAAGAGAGGCAGGTCAAGTGTCCGATACACAGAAGTCCTTAAGTGAATGGCTTGAAGAAGCTGGTGCTACCTTATTCGACCGAGGGATTGAGTATGGAGACCCGAGGCACAATTTTTTACGCATTTACAAAATCGCGAGAGCACTCGGTATTCAGCTCAGAGACCCATCTGAATTGGCACTTATTGCTATTGCAACAAAACTCAGCCGAATGGTGGAAAGTCCAGAGCGCGAGGATTCGTATCTCGATCTCATTGGATACGCCGCTATCTTGGGTCGATGCAGATTTTCTACTCCAGAAGATTGGGACAACATTGAGTCTGACTCGCAATCATAATCAAAATCAATACTGCGATTACTGCAAATATCGCTGGGGAGCAAATAAGAACGGCTGGGATTTAAGAGCTATGACTCCAGCAGTTTGGAAAGTCCAGAGCGAGACACCACTTCGAAAAGCACAGGTCAGGTTCTATTGCCAGCCTTGCGCCGATGAAGCACAGAACTGGCCAGATGGCACATTTTACTCATTAAAAGAACAGTTAGACGATGCGATAAGTAATTTCGCAGGGAGAGAGAAGTTAAATGTCGAATTACCTTGATGATTATGTTTCAGTTCAAGACCGATTAAAGGAGTTTATAAATGCTTATCCAGATTATCGAATCAAGACTCATATCTTGGCGGAGTCGCTTGTGGCTAATTGTGATGTCTATATCATTAAAACTGAGCTATATCGCACTGAAGCTGACTTACACCCTTGGACTACAGGTTTATCCAGTGAGTCTAAATCCAAGCAATATGCACTCGAGCTTGCGGAAACTGGATCGTTGGGACGCGCACTTAACCTCGCTGGATACTTCGCTAAGACTAAACCGAGCCCAAAGAAGGCAATTGAAACGACTAAGCCAGCTCTTGCGGAATTCATAAAAGAGCAGCGCCCGAATGATCCTGAGCCAATTGTCTGGGATGTAAGCCAGATAGCAAATCAATTAGGTGCTGAAATAATTGATGAGATACCGCTCTGCTCTGGTGGAGATGGTCCAATGGTGTTAAAGACTGGCACTAAAGAAGGCAAAGAATATCGGGGTTGGGTATGTCCAACGCCTAAGTCTGGTCATCCTGCTAAATGGATGCGTATTGGTTCAGATGGGCATTGGGTGTTTCAAAAATGAAAGAACCAGTTAAATATCGTTTAGAAATACCAAATGAAAAACAAATGGAACATATAGTTCTAAACTATTGTGTAAATGCAATTGGTTTATATGGCCTAAGCGAAAGTCATTTATGGGTCGAATGGGCAGCTGAAGGCCAGATTAAATGGGTTGAATTTCAAGATAGGGATGAGGCTGATGAGATCTGACGCTCATCCATTTATCTGCTCAAATTGCAAGCTAGTTACTCCGCATATTGAGTTGCATAAATACGATTCAACAGATATTGCTGAAGCACCTGAAGAAGTCTGGCTAGTTGAATGCCAGCGGTGCTTTATGCAAAGAATCATTTATCCAGCAGATCGCGTAACTGCTAAAGAGGACGATATTGTCCGGTGCGACCAGTGTGGTAAATGGAAGATGAAGGCAGCAAAATGTCGAATATGCCGATTAGCTGCTGGATTGGAAGAAATATCAGAACGCTATTGGACTGGTAATGAAACGAAAGAAAGACCTTATAATGCCGCTTTATGAATATCGCTGCGATAAATGTGAAGCGACCAAAGATGAATATCAGCCAATTACTTTAAGAAGTGAAGTAATCTGCGATAATTGCAGCGTTCCTATGTGGAGAGTCTGGAGACCCAATCCAATCCACTTCAAAGGCGAAGGCTGGGCAGGGAAGGACAAATGAGCAAACCCCATTCTATTAGATATATCCGTCAGCTGATGGAATGGGGATTTGATAAAGAGTTTATTGCTAAAGATTGTGGTATCAACCTGGAATCGCTTGAAACTAGGTTAAGAAGAGCTAAAGAGAGGGAGCGCAGGAATGGGAATCAAGGAACTGAGTCTGGAACTAGCGGCAGTCAGTCTAATAGCTGATGAGGCTAAGAAGGCCAAGGATAGGCTAAGAGCAGCTTTACAGGCCGAGATGGACGCTATTGGGGCAGATAGGGTCAAGGCCGAGTATGGCGATGATGTTATCGCCTATGTAACTACTACTAAGCCTAAATTCAAATGGGTCATCAAGTCAGATAAAAGATTCGTTGATTGGGTTAAAGCTAATATCCCAAGCGAAATAGTCGAATCGGTCAGAGAATCATCAGTTGATGCGATATTGGATAAGTTCAATTATCTGGACGATATAGTAATTGATCCAAATGGTGAAGTAATTGATTGGTTAGAAGGCACTCAGTCAGAGCCTTATTTAAT